CAGTTACGATGAGAGAGCCAAAGGTTAGAGATATTAGAGCATTGAAAGATTTAAAAACTCAAGAAGAGAAAGAGATGGCACTCATTTGCAATTTAACGGGTCTAACGCAAGATGAGCTTGATGAATTAAGCTTAAAAGATTATGCAAAACTCTCTAAAGCGTTAGAGGATTTTTTATCTTAAGCTGGAGCGATTGTCTTAGGGCGGTCGCTTTGGTTGGCAGGGAGTTTCATTTTGGATTTGAAGATTGTTTGCAGATGTATGTTAGTGAGCTCTTGGAATTGGTAACTCAAGTGAAATAGTGCCAACCACCTTTTAGCGTAAAGTGAAAAATTGCAATAGAGCAGGATAGAAAAATATCTAAATAGAGTGGAAGATAAGAGAATAAAAAGAGGCTAATCAGGAATGTAAAAAATGGGAATAAAAACACTTGGAATAAGCGTTGTAATTGGCGGGGTGCTTGCTTCATCTTTGAAAAACTCCTTTAAGTTAGCTAATAGTAGTTTAGCAAAAATGGGTGAAAATATCAAAAAATTAGAAAAGACAAGATTGAAATTAAAGGAGTTTAAGGAGTTAAGCAAAGATAGTGCAAAAAATGCTGATGCATTAAATGCACTAGGTAAAAGCTTAAGAAGTGCAGGTATAGATGTAAGAAATATAGATGAAGATACAAGAGCCTTTAGAAGATCGCTTATAAACTTAAAAAGAGCCTCTAAAGTAGAGATAAAACTAAACAATATAAAAGAGCAGTTTGAGAAGCAGAAAGCATCTATAATTGGCTTAGGCGCTACTCTTTATGGCTACACTAAGACAGTTTCAGAAGCAAACAACATCTTGAAAGCTCAAGGAGAGATAAGAAGTTTAAATATCAGTAAAAAAGGGATAGATGAGATAACAAAGTCCTCTTTTGATTTTAGCTTGAAATTTGGGCAGATAAACGCTGATGAGATGATAAAAGCAAGCTATGACATAAAATCGGGCATCTCATCTTTGAGTGATGAAGGTGTTAATAAGATGACGCAGTTTGCTACATTAACTGCTGTAGCCACAAAGAGTAGCGTAGAGGAGATGACAAAGCTTTACGCTTTGGGGTATGGGATATTCAGAAAAGATTTTAAACTCTTCCCCGGTAGCACCGCTTAGGGCTTTTACTTTCGCTATTTCATTTTCAAAATCAATTCCAACCTTAAAAGGCGCAACTATTGTTGTAGCAACGGCAACTTTATCTAAAAAATTACTTCTAAACTCCTTTCTAAAATTATCCATTTCTTTAGAGATATTTAAACTTACATTAATACCTTTTAAATTTCTTTTTAACTTATTAATTGTGTTATTTAGTCTAATAGCAGCTTTATTACTTTTGTTAAATTTATTAGCAAGATTTACTCTTTTTTCATCAAGTTCATCTATTTTTTCTTTTAGCTTTTGGGTATTTTTAATTGCACTTCCAAATGCACTTACACCTTTAAAAGCTGCTCCAATAGTAATTGCAACCGCTAAATTTTTCAAAATCCGCCCTTTTTTAGTATAATTTCCAAAAGGAGTTTTAAATGGAATCTGTTACATTTATAGTAATTTGTATAAATGCAATTTTTATATATCTATTTAGCGATTTAGGCTTTGTTACCTCTTTTTTTACATCGCCTTTTATTTCACTAATTCTATTTCCGATTACCGCTCTTGAGATTGCAATAATCTATTTTCTTCTTGAATTATCAAAAGAGCCTTCAGAAAATAAACCTTAATCTTACTAACTCTCATTTTTATAATATCAGCATAACTAAAATTTAATTTTGTTGTTAAAGCGACTACCACATCTTCAAAAGGGAGCAAACTTACTCCCTCTACGATAAAAAATCGCTAAGTTTTTGCACAATAGTCATATAGTTTTTACCACTCATTTTTCTAAAATCATCGCTACTTAAAGGATGTGAAATAATCAGTTTTTCAGCAAGTTCAGTTATTACTTTTCCCATTGCTTTTTTATCTCCACCAGCTACTGCAAGTTCTCCTACAAAATCTTCCATATCTTCACCAAGCGGTTCACGAAACTCAAGCTCTGTTATCTTTTTTCCATCAATTTCAATCTCTTTTGGTAAAACTACTTTTATTGTATCCACTCTTTACTCCTTACATTATTTGGTTTCTCACATCTTCAAGGATATCTTTACCATCAATCCTTGCAATCATATTTTCAAGATCCACAAAAATAACCTCTTCTCCATTCAACTCTTTTGTGTATTGAATAGGGTAGATTTTTATATTTTTCTTTTTGGATTCTTTGATTTTTGTAGAGTTTTCCTCCACATCGAAACTTCCAACCATAGTATGCACAACTACTACAGTTTTCCCATTCTCTACAACACTCTCTTTGATTACAAATTTCGCTTTTTCAAACTTTTGCATAGCAGTATATGCAATCTTATTGATTGTATTTAAGTTAATTTCCGCTTCCATAGGCTCAAGCACTCTAATGTCTTGCTTGATGCCTTGTGGGGTATCTGCTTTTTGAGTTTTTACTGTTGGTTCTTTAAAGTCTTCAACTTTACCCAAAAATCCAACCCCCTCAATAAAAACATTATAACTTACACTTGCTGCTGGTAATCCCATCTTTTACTCCTTAAGAATTGATAATCTTATAAATAATTGGACTAAACTTATCGACTCTGTCAAACTCAACGCTAATTAGTGTAGGCGCTGGATTTTCTTGAGCTTCTACTTTAAAGTAAAATTTACCTTCCGTTATAGCTGTCGGTGTTGTTAAATCTTCATCCAAATAGATATTTGTTCCAATTAAAACTCTTTTTCCTATCATGTCTGCACAAAAGGCTTTTATCGTATCTTTTGCCTCTTTAACTGCATAAACTCCCCTGTCGCTGTCAATAAACGGAAAGATCGCATCTAAAACTGCCATAGAGAGTTTGTCAAAAATCCTCACTCTTCTTGCATCTTGCAGTAAGCTATCTGGGCTTGTAGTTTGATAGTTCCAAACCCTTATACCGTTGTATGCTATAAAAGATGTTATTTGATTATTTGTAAGCAAATCAGTCTCATCAGGCAGTCCCATAATAAACTGAGCTTTGTTTTTTGCTTGTTTTACAGGTAGAGTCTTATTGCTTAAAGAGTAGCTCCATCCAACAGATGTAGTCAAATCGCTTCCATCAACCACACATCTTAAGATACTCAAAACAAAGTTAGCCGAATATTCATCCTCGCTATCAGTGAGAGTGTTCCAGTCAATCAAGTTTGTAAAAACCGGTGTAAGTCTCTCACTTCCAAAATGTCCTCTTTTTTTTATCGCATCGCTTCCATCCGTTGCATCAAGGTCTATAAATCCTCTGGCTTTTAAAATGTTGATAGTAGCTAAATATTGATTTGCGATATCCAAATCAACTGTAAAATCTGGAACCGAAATAATATCAGGTCTTATATTAAAATCTCCCGGCACATTTTTAAGATCAGCTATTGCGTTTATGATGTTTGTCTTTAGTTCGCTCTCATCTTCGCTATGTTTTGCAACAGAAATAACTGTAGGAACAACTACTTCAAATTTGTTATTTGCCCAAAATAGATATTTAAACAAGTTCCCCTTAAACTCACCGTTTTGTGAAATTTTAGCAATATCTTCAAAATCTCTTTCGCCTAAATAGTGCGCAAGTGCCTTAGGTAAAGAATCAAAATATCTCATCTCATTCTCTTCGACCTCATTAGAGACCAAAACAATAGCTATCGGTTCAGTTGCACTCACTCTAACAGGTCTCGCCCCTATGGCTTGCCAACTACTTACAACACCTCTTGCTATACTCATTTTTTCACTCCTTTAATTGGATTAAAAGGAATAAAGTTCCTTATGAAAAATTAGTCCAAATAGGACAAAATGACCAAATCAATCTAAACTGGCTCTTAACCGGCAAAGGCTCCATGTATCTAAACGATTCACAAAAAGAAGATAATATAATCGTCTCAAACATAGGCAACAATATAAAAGGCAATGCAAACATAAACATCTCCATCCAAAAATACAAAAAAGAAGTAACCCAAAAAGAAGACGAACTATTAGAAGCCTACCGAACCTTACCTTCCGACCTGCAAGACTACTACTACTACCAAATAAAAGCCGACGCCATCAAAGAAGCCAGAAAAAAGAAATAAAAATATTGCAACTTTAACCCCCATTTAACCCCCCTTAAACCCCTCTTAAACCCCCATTAAACACCATTAAACTACAATTAAAACTAACTTAAATCTTTAAGTTTAAGCTTTTTTGGTTCCTTAGTCACTCCACTCCAAACCACCCACCACCACAAAACCCTTATAAAATAATGCTTTTAAGTAGTTCCTTAGTAGTTCCTTAGTACCAAAAACCCCTTAAGAAACCCCACTTATCCCAACAACCCAACCCCTAAAAACCCCCTAAAATACACCATCTTACATTTAAGCTTTACAGTAGGGACATTTCACATTCCACTAATTGGGACATTTCAAATGCGATTTTACAATATTTTTAAATATATTTTTAAGAAGGTGGCGTGTGGAATCTCTTCTAACATTTGACAATCTGAGAAAAGCAAGAACAAAAAGTTCCGCACGCCACAGAGATAATCCTTGTAATCATGTTATTATCTCTTTTATCAAATCAATTATCTTATCATTACTAAATTGAGTTTCAAACCTCACCTTATCTCCAAAAAATAACTGAGCATATTTTATTTTTTGGAGTTCTTCTTTCCTAAGTTCCTCTTTAGAGTCAACATTTTTAGTTTCCACGACAAAGTAAAGTCTTTTTTCACCTTTTTTTGTTTTCAAAACATAAGCAAAATCTGGAGAATAGCTCCTACCACCTGCAACAGGAATTTTTATTGAACTCTTAGGTATCTTTGTAAAAACAATGACCTCTTCAATATTTGTGAGAATATTTTCTTTTTCTAACTCAGAATCATAAAACAATTCTTCAAAGTAATAACTTTCTGCCACTTTTTCTTCTGAATAAAATCTTCCTATCTCAGAAGCTTCTATTTCTTTTAAAGGATGTCCTTTTTCATCTGTTAACTTAGTCGGATGCACAGTATGTGATATTTTCTGATAAGCAATACCAACTTTATCTAATGATTTATAAAACATAAAGTTGTCAAATCCCTGCTTTATAGCTCTTAGAGTTGTCATATTTAAAAAGTTATTTATATCAAAATCGTTTTTCAATAATTCCTTAAAAACCTCATGTAAAGTTTTTGGATTAGCTTTCATCGCCTTTGCCAGTTCTTTTAAAAACTCGTGATATGTCATTGTAACCATAGGTATAATTTCCGCACTCCCACTTAGGTACTCCTCTTTTGAAACTGCCATCCCATCTTCTATCTTTACCTCTACTTTTTTATCCCTGACTATATTATTGGTGATTTTGCTAACCATACCATTCATAAACTCCATAAAAAGCCTCTTAAACTCATTTTCGTTTTTAATTTTATATTCAAGAATGGCTTTTTGATTTAGCTCTTCCCACAATTCTTTTAGCTCGTTGTATTTACCTGTTCTAACTCTGATTTTTTTTCTCTTCTGCTTTGCGTTTCTCACTTTATTAGAATCAACACCATCAAATATAAGTGGGAAATTTCTTTTTATATATTCAAACCCACCCTCTTTAAAAGAGTTATCTCTCTTAATAACTCCTTCATTATCTAAAAACTCAAGCAATTCGTTCTCATTCTTAAATTTGTCCGAGTAATATTTCAAAATTTTTTGTATCATCTTATCAGTTAGTTTTTCAGGTACAACTTCTTTAGAAATCGCACAGGACTTCTCATTAATCTCATTTATCAATTTATCCACGAAGTCACTTTCAGTGAAATCAACATAGTAATTTAGATAAAACTGCCCATCTTTTACCCTGCTCATATACTCGTTTACCGGTAATCTAAGCCCCCTTCCAACTTCCTGTAATTTACTTATTTCACTTCCACTGCTTCTAAGTTTACAAATTTGAAAAATATTTGGATTATCCCACCCTTCCCTCAATGTCCACTTTGAGAAAATGAATCTCCTTGGGTTATTAAGATCAAGCAATGCTTCTTTGTCATGCAATATTTCATTTATTTCTTTCTCTATTTTTTCGTCATTTTCCATATTATCCTTTGAAAAGTATCCACCATGTGTTAATTCTATATTTTTAACAGTTTTCTCTAAGTATTGTCTATAAAATGGATCTGTTTCCTTTTCTAAATACTTCTTAGCTACTGACTTAATAGATTCTTCAAGAATCTTTCGTAAATACCCGTCTTTGCTTCGGTATTCCTCTATATTGTCAATGAAAAATAGTGTTAACGGTTTAATCCGTGGATTTTGTGTAAGCAATTCTCTTTCTATTTTAAAATGATTTTCAACAGCTCTTTTTATCATTCTCTCTTGCATAGTTTCTGCATAAGAATATGGGTTTATTTTATCCCCTCTTTTAAGAGATAAGCCATTTGATAGCAACACTTCTGTTTTATTTAATTTCTCAATAAAAAGTCCCGCTAAATTGGGATGAATCTTTTTTAATTCTTCTTTTCTCCCTAATTTAAACTTTGTCTTTTTACTTTTATCCACAACCTCAAAAGTTGCCTCTTTTCCATCTGTGTTTATCAAACGTACAAAAACATTCTTTCCTTCCTCAAACTCCTCAATATGCGCTATTACTCCTTTTATAAGATTTTGATTAAAGGCATCAACTGCGGTAAGCGTATAAATTAAGTTCTCATATTCTTTAAAAGTGGCACCAAAACGAATAATATATTGAGGTTTTAAAAGCTGGATATTCTTCCAAGTCCTATTCTCTTTTGCAAATCTATGTGGTTCATCTATTATTACAAAAGAGTTTGTTGCAGCGAGTGCATCAATAGGATTTGCATACTCATCAAAAAGAGTCCTATCAAAGTCTTTTTTCATTGTATCGGAGTTTAACATTCCTGCATTGATGAGCAATACATGAATGGAATTTTTATCGTTTTTATCGGCTCTTACAAACTCACTTATTGATGTTGGCATATAGTTTTTCTTATTATTTTTACCTTTTTGGCTTTCTACAATGTGCAAGGTTATTGTTTTCCCATATTGTTCTTTGAAATGCTCCCGTGCGCTGGGAGATTTAAAAAAGTTTTTTGTCCCTGCCTTAATAGAAAGGGTTGGCACAAGGATAATAAATTTAAAAATTCCATAATGTTTATTAAGTTCAAATATTGCTTTTGTGTAGGTGTATGTTTTACCTGTCCCTGTTTCCATCATTATATCTATGATGTTGCTAAAAGTAGGCTTTGCATCAAAAGCAATACTGTTTTCTTCCTGTAATTTCTTAATGTTTTTTTTGTATATCTCAAAGCCTTCTTTATTGTCTAAAATTGGATTTATAAAATTAGCAAAAGAACCTGTAGGTTGTTTTATCGGTAGGTTTTCAAAAACTTTAACAATACTTTCAACGGCCTTTACCTGATGAGGCAAATTCTTTTCAAATACAAATCCTCTCTTCATATCTGCACCCCTCAGAATCTTAAAATTGTTTCAATTTCAATCTGCTTTTTATTTGAGTAATTCTTGATATTTTCTTCTATCTCTCGCAGGTGCTTGCTCGTAAAGTTATACCCAAATACAATTACCTTATCCACCACGAAATCTTTTTCATTATCTATCTTCTCAAGTAATGTTTTTATATTCTCCGTTTTCCAGCCATTGTGTAATAGATAGAGATTACTGCCACAATGATATGCCGTATAGTCATTTAACTTCACTTCCTTACAATCTTCTGTAAGCGGAATACCATCATAAGTCTTCCATGTAATGAGCAGGGCTTTTAAATCCTCTTTGGTTAACTTGCTCTCATCAAATAGAGTTGTTTGCTCTGTTAGTTTCTCTTCTTCTTTTAGATAATCTTCCCATATTGGAATAGTTTCAAATATCTTAAAGCCTAAATCTTGATTTTTCAGATTCTCTATTTCTTCTTTTAGTTTTTCAATCTTCTCTTTATTGTCTCCGTTTACATCTAATTGGCTTTCAAGTTGTTTTATCTCTTTTTCCTTTTCTTCAATCTTTTTATCTATTATTTCCTCTTTTACCTTCTTCGCCGCACGGACAAGTCTTTCTTTACAAATATCAAAAATAGTTGGATTCTCTACACCAAGCTCATTTTTTACAAAATCGTAAGCGGTTTTGTTTTTCTTTGGGTCGATGGGTTCGGGTAGTTGCACGAGAATAAATTTCCTATTGCCACCATCTTCGGCATTAAGTTGCATAACTGCATCGCCAGTGGTGCCTGAGCCGGCGAAGAAGTCAAAAACTATATCATCATTATAAGAATCAGTTGCAATTTTAATTAAATGTTTTATAAGCTTAGTGGGCTTGGGAAAACCAAAAACAACTTTATTATTGAAAATATTTT